ATCTTCGATAGCCCTCTGCCTTGCCTGGTACTGCGCTTGCTCAATCAGGGCCCTTTCCCTTTGCTGGATCCGCTGTCTGTACTCCTCGTCAGAAAGTGCAAACGGGTCGGGCAGGTCCGGTACGACGGGTTGTGACTGAGTTGGAACCCTAGCTCGGAGCTCCTGCAATTCCTTCTCGAGTCTGAGCTTTTCTTGCTCAATCGCCCTTTTCTCGGCGACCTTGACTCCTACGGTCTTGTTGAAGATCTCTTGCTGTTCCGGTGTAAACTGGACATGTTTTTCCTGGTCCTCACCAGTATCCGTTGCTGAGTCGGAATCCTCCTCCACCTCTGGGGAAGGGTCTTCAGATAGGATCACCTCCTGCTCGTCGTCAATATCGTAATCGTCTGAAATCAGCTCGCTCATACTAATGTCCCTTTGAAAGGTAAATGCCCTGATAAGGTCAGGTGGCCTATAACCCCGAATTGGGTAAATGCCCGGATAAGCTCCGGTGGGCTTGTGCAGAGTATAGCATATGTTGCATGCCGCACCCTACGGGTCTACAATATCCTTTTACTGGAGAACTGTTATGCCATACAAAGATGTTACATACGAAAACGGATTTACTGAGCGCTTCTATTACGACGAGACCCCTTATGAAGAGGCCTTACGTATGAGTCGCACAAATTCTGTTTCTAAATTCCCCTCAGTGAACTCACGGCCTGGGGCTCATCAGAGTCCTTCAAAGCCAGAGGACTCAGAACCATCGCAACAATAGCCGGGAGCACCGCTCCTGACTTCAATGCGGAGCGCAGGCCTTCGATACCTTTATCAATGAGTATCTGTCTTGCGTTCCGTATATCATCTCTCTGCGGGAATCCTGCCGCATCATCCCTTGCTATGTTTGCTGCTGCCTTGCGTTTGAGCGCTGGCTCTATATTCATCGCAAAAGTCGGGTTCTCATCTAGCTTGTTCAAGAATTGCTCTGTAGCTGCACCAGAGCCCTGCCCAGCCTGCCAGGCTGCTTCGTAGTCCTCATAACCAGCCTGCACCTTAACTCGGTTACCAGGCTTACCTAAAAGTCCCTCTATCTCTTGACCTAATTGGCCCTTGAGCTCTTTACCTAAACTTGTCCCTGTGCGCGATCCACCAACATCAGAGTAAATGTCATTTACAAAATTAATTCCATTGCCGGTATCAACGGCAAAGAATCCATTCTGCTCAGCTATCTGACTTGCGCGTGACATAGTCTCTGGGTCAGGGGAGCCGTCTAGCTCTACGCTAATGCTTGTTCGCTCTCCTGCCTTGGTCTGAGAATCAGGGATTACTTTGTGGTATGCGCCGGCATTTTGTACATCAATGTAGGCCCTGCTTGACTCACCAATATCTAAAAGCCTTGCCTCTGAAGGGATAATTTCTCCAGCGGATTGTTGTACTAGCGGGCGCGCTACCTTACCAGGATTAACCTCGAGAACTCCAGTTGATGATGGAGTATAAGCACCAACCATTTGATTTGTTGGCTGGGTTAGCATTCCACCGCTTGAATAGAGATCATCTATGCCCTGGGCATTAGTCCAGCTTGCTGCATCCTCGAATGCTTGGCGCTCAGCGAATGGCCTACTGAGGATTCCTTCTAGCTGCCCTGTATTGGCACCAGGAGCCTGCTCATAGGTAGCGTTAACAGCATACTTGTCAGCAAAATCTCCGTACTGCTTTGCTGCGTCTGACTCTGTAATATCGCCTGCGCGTATCTTAGCGCCTGACCATGATGCTGCCTGGGTGTTTAGGTTGTCCCAATCCGTTCTGCCGGCCATTTGCATATCGTTTAGCCGGTCCTGGATGACGAGCATATTCTCGTCCATGAATGCGTGTTGCTGCGGGCTAAATCCTGCGTCCCACGGTTTGCCGCCTGGGTGGGTGTATCCGAAAGCTCGCCCCTGCCAAATGTCATTTACCGAGGTAGTTGCTTGTTCAGGGTTCCAGCTTACGCTTAGATTGTCCGCAAAGGGCTGGCGCTTAGGACCGAGTCTTGACCTTTCTCCTGACAGCGCTTCCTCGATTAGCGGGCTTTGATTGCCCGGGAACCTACCAGTGCTTACAGGTAGACCAGCGGCCCTTTGGTTTATTCCTTTTATCGCAAAGCCTAAATTACTATCGACGTTTGTGCCCTGCGAAGTGATACCTATCGTATCAGCAATTCCTTGCCTGTTCTCCGGCAAAGACACTTCGTTGATAAAGTTGCTTGCGTCCCGATACCAATCAGCACCAGCTTGACCTAGTTCTACGTCTTGAATATAACGGTCCTGCATTGCCCTGAGCTTTTCTGGCGTATCAATGCCTGCGGGTCCACCAATATATTGCCCGGTAGTTCCTACTCGATCTCTTGATTTTCCTACACCTTCACGCACCAGGCCAACATTTGGAGCGCCGGAAGACCCTCCAAGCGCTCTTGCTGTTTTTGCTGCTTTAGATGCGGCATCGCCAATGATAGGTATAGCTCCAAGCAGATTAATGCCAGTGCCTAGCATGTCGCCTTGCCTGTAAGACCTACCAGCGTCCTCAAGCGCTAAGACATCACCCACTACTGGTGAGAAGTCTACTGCCGTTTCTATGCCTCCAGCGGCGTTTAAAAGCCCCTGGCGGTATCCACCACCAAGACCACTGGCATCCACAACATCTCTCATAAACTCACTGAGATAAGACCGTATAGACGGGTCCGCTGCCCTCATAGTTTGAACGCGAGGCGCTACTCTAGTCCTATTGGCTAGTGAGTACCTTTTGGCTAGTTCTTGTGCTGCTAATTCACTTGGTGTTGGCAAGGCTCATTAACTCCGCTTCTGTCATGAATGGGATACGAGCCTTGAGGGCCTGCTCTTCCATCATGTCGGACATCTTTTGTTGGTTCTCTAGCTCTTCGCCCATAGTCTTAGCGGCGGTGTGATCAATGGTAGCACCTGCCTGCTGTGCCTTGACCTGAGCCTCCATGCGCTTAGTCTGCGCGTTGAATGCGTCGATCTGGTTGTCAGCCTGGTCCCCAATAGTCTGGGTCTGTAGCTTCTGGGCTTCCAATTGTAGCTTGACCTGCTCGTTCTGGAGCTTCTGCATCTCGATCTGTGAGCGCATCATCTCTGCCTCAGCCTTGAGCTGCTCGGCCTGTGCTAGAACCATTGCGGGATCTGGAGCCTGCTGCTGACCGGCCATAGCCATCTTCTGCTGCTGCTCTGCGAGCTCTTCCTCTGTCATCTGGTTCATAGGAATGATGCCTTGCTGTAGCATCATGGCGCGCTTACGGTTAGACAGTTGCTCAGCCGCCGGGGTAGAGATGTTATCCAAGAGGATGTCACCACCCAATTGGATGATAGAAGGATCGACCTTGGCAATCTCAATGATGGCCTCGATAGTCTCCTGCTGACGGTTGCGGAAGCTTGGACCTGCCCGGCATACTACGTCGTACTTACCCGCTGAGAGGTCATTGACCGTGACGAACTCCTGAGTGTCCTGGTCGAACACCTGAGCGTTGACCTCAGCCATGCTGTACTCGCGGTCCTCCTTCATGATACGGACCGTTCTAGGCGTGTCGTAGACCTTTGGTATAGCTTTAACTAAAAGCTCACCAGTGCGCCGTATGGCGATCTGAAGGGCCTTGTTGTACTTGATGGTAGCTGTGTCGCCCTTGTTCTGGAGAGAGTTAATAGCCACACCAGACTGTAGGCCGGGGTTGTCGCCCATGTTAGCCGCGAACATGCCCGCAGCGTAGCCGATCATCCCACGCATAGCCTCGGTGATAGTCCTGAGACCTGGGTTAACCAATGCGCCACCCTGCTGCTGTGGTGCCCCTGGGTTCTCTGGGTCTACGTTGAAGAACTGCACCGGGTCAGAGTTGGTATTCAGTGTAGAGAGCTGATCCTCGTGACCTGCGGCCTGAGCCATAGTCATCCAATACTTAGCACGTGGTGCTAGTGCGCCCTCTTCGATCTCACGTGACATTGAGTAGTTCAGTACACGTTGCGGATCAATTAGCTTGTCTACAACACCAGCGTACAGAGTCTTAGACTCGAACACCTTGTAGTTAGCGTACACAGGGACCACCGGAATAGATGAGAATACAGTCTCTTTCTTGTCCTCGAGCCACCCCTTGGCATCAAAAAATCTAGAGCACACCTTCTTGTCCATGCGCTTACGCCGGCGAACTTCTTCTACGCCGATAGCTGCCAGCTCGTCCTTGATCTTGTCGAACTCTTCAGCCTCGTAGACGTGGCCGTTGTTGATCATTACTAACTCGCGCTCTTCTTCTTCGCAGTAGAGGTACTCACCCACCAGGATGACCTCAGCCTTATCGAAGTAGGCGTCACCATCACGGTCGTCTGAGACAGACTCACGGCCACCCTCGGGCCATCTGCGGTCGTACTCGTCCACTTCTACAGGATGCAGCACGAAGCAATACTTAGCGTCTGACTTGTCTTGGAGCTCTGCTGACGGGTCAAACCATACCCGGTCGATGAAGTTGGCGATCTTTTCAATCACCAGGTCCTGGTCAAATGAGTCGTCGTCAATGTACTTCTGGCTCACCCTCCAGCCATCGTAGCCGGTTGTGACCATGCCACGGCCCGCCTGGTTGTAGGTGACCTTAGCGTTGGAGATGTTCTCGATGTTGCGGATCATGCCGTCAAACGTGTTGGCCACGTCCTTGGTTGCTGATCCACCGGCGGGGTTTACCCGGATGTCAAAGTCAGCCTGCTCGAGCTCACCGGCCACCTGGTCGATGATTGGCGTGACCATGTCAAACGTGTAGCGGGGCTTGGCTGTGTTACTAGACCACCAGTAAGGCTCCCACTGGCCGTCTCT